CAAAGAATCAATAGGCAAGTGAATAGCCCCATGTAAAATGGTATATGATTATTTGGTTCCATAGTCCCTTTCAATTATCATTTCTATAAAGTGAATCGCTTTCTCTAGATCTTGTTTTTTACCTTTCAGTCTGTGTCTGACTATGTACTTTATAGCACAACCTTCTGGATAAAGCAATTCGTTCTCTATTACAAATTTACTTGGCTGTATTTTAAAGTTTTGATAGTGTGAACCACCGATTTGTTTTTCGTATGCTTTAGATGTCATAACCTTTGTCCTCCCTTTTTGCTTCCATTATATATAAATTTTGTTTGGTTCTTGTTACTCCAACATACCAAACTCTATGCTCCTCATCTTGTTTGTCTAGACTCTTGTCTACTGCGTCTCTTATTTTTTTAGTGTTGTCTAAAATAATTAATACATTGGTAGCTTCACCACCCTTAGCTGCATGTATCGTAGATAATTTTACTCTCGGGTCTTCTGATAACTTTTCTTTATTACGTATCATTTCTCTAATATATAAACATTCTTCTGGGTCAGCTTGAAATACTTCGTACCAATGATCTGTAAAACTAAAACCAAATTCTCCTAAGTCATACATACGTTCTTCAGTTAAAGTTTTATCTACACCTAAAAATTCAAATAGATCTTTGCATTCAGATATTGATAATTTATCTCCATTAGTCCAACGTGTGTAATCTTGTATTGATCTATAAAGTCTAGCCTTGTAACTCTTACGTTTTTTGATTTCAAAATATATTCCCATTTCTTTTAAAGCCGGTGCCAGCCTTCTAAGTTTGTCATTAGTTCTGGCAAGTATTAACCAATCACCAGAATTAACGGGTACATCTTCTATTGAAGTAACATATTCTACATAGCCTTCTTCAGGTCTTGATGACCATTCTTTTTTAATTCTTCTATGATCTGGTATTCTATTTAAAATACAATTAGCTATGTTTTGTACAGCTGCTGGAATTCTATAAGATTGTGGTAAGACAATATCTTTTGCAGGTTCATCTTGAAAACGTTTTACATCTGCACCCGCCCATCCATAAATTGCTTGATCATCATCACCAGCAAGTATAATATGTTTAGAGTTTTTCTTTAATATATCGTACATTTTCCATTGTATTGGTGACAAATCTTGGGCTTCATCAATAAATACTACGTCATATTTTGGACACAATTCGGACACATTAAATTTTTCGATCATGTCTGTAAAATCTACCAGACCATAAGCTTTTTTGTAGTTGTCAACTTCATCTTTTAAAATTTGTAACAGGTGTTTATCTATGTCTTGAGAATATAAATCAGTGTTGTACTCATCTTCAATAGTTATATTTTTTATTCTAGCTGCATTAATAATATTAAAATATTCACTATCTGAATCTACAAACCCAGTCTTTTCTTCTCCATTAGAATAAACTGTAACTTCTATACCTAACTTTCTACCTATGTCTTCGTAGTGTTCATCTTGCATTACATTACTTTTTTTCATACCGAGTTGTGTAAAAGCTAACGAATGTAAAGTTCGAAAATACTTTAAATCTTTTATAGAATACTTTGGGTATAGATCTAGGGTTCTATTTATAGCTTCTTCTGCTGCCTTCTTGGTAAAAGCAAAGTAACCAATCTTATCAATAGGTGTACCAAACTTAACTAAAGTTTTTACATAGTTAATCAGTCTAGTTGTTTTCCCTGTTCCTGGGGGCCCGTATATTTTTCTAATCATGAATCCATTTAGGGCTGTCTGAGGTTGAATAATAAAATGTTATTTTTTCTCCCCCTCTTGTCCAACCTGAATAATTTGCGTATTGTTTATTAGCAAAACGTTTTTCTTCATCATTTAAATTTTCTTTGTTATAACAATATAAAGGTTTTACTTTATTACAATGTGTGCAATAAAATAAATTTTTCTTTTTCCACCAATTCACTGAATCAGATTCACAATCCAAACAATGTTGATTTTTATTTGGGTGTGTTTTACCTTTCATATAATACTCAGAAGTTGGTGTATTCCATTGCAACTGTGTCCCCGCCTCATTCCACATGGTATCAATCTCTTGATAATCAGAACTTGTTCCCGGACCATAGCTGTCTCTAAATATATAAGTTTTACCACCTTCTCCTGTAATACGACAATGCCAACCACCTTGGTGATCCATAAAACCATATCCCCCATCTACTTTAGAAAAAACAGGATCAGATGAATTACTTAGTTCCCCAATAAATTCTGTTTTCTTTTCTGGATCATAGTATTGTTCTCTAACATAAAAAACACCCATATGATTTTTGCCATCTAGTTGTAAATTAGTTCCTAAAATTAATAATTCATATTGAGGTAGATTTTTAATTCCCGACTCTTCTATTCTTATTCTATCAGGATGTTTTTCCCAATCATCTTCTGTATCAATAGGTTTAACATCTACTAAAATTTTTCTATCCTTTCCTATAATTAAAAAATCAGGTATCCAATTGTTTAAACCTTTTATGTCGGGTTCATATATTATATTCCAACCTAATTTTTTCATAAAAAGGTACCATCTACCTTCTAGTTTACTTCTAAATTGTATGCCGTCTATTTTTATTGGTATTGCTTTCATTACATTATCTCCGTGTTGTGTTTTATTATTGTATGGTTAATTTTTATGTCCTCAAATTCTTCTACGCTAATTGAGACCACATTCTTTGTTGGCGTGTTGTATTTTCCCTTTTCTTTTGTAGGGAATCTTTTTTGTTCTAAAAACTGTATGCCACAATTTTTATAATTTGTTTTCATCATGACTCCAGTCTTGTCTTCAGTATGTTTCCAATTCTTAGATCTAAGCTTGTCATAAAATTTTTCAAATCTAAAATAAGCAACACCTTCTTCTATTAATACTGTGCCCGATTTAAATGCAGCATCGTTCATGGCTTTAGGTCCATTAACTTTTGCATGTATTACATCATGTAATTTTTCTTTAGGTGAAGTACCTACAGGTGGATTTACTACAGTCTGAGTATTAAAAAGAACTTCTAAAACAGTTTGATCTTCTTGAGCTTTAATTATTGGTGGTGGAAATCCTGCGGCTCTTGCTATTGAGTTTCTACGTTTCCGTTGATCTGTAAGATGTTCAATTGTTTTACAATATACTGTTGCTTTACCTATACCATCTGGTTTAGTTACATCAAATTCATACTCTGGGTCCGGTTCAATATCTATCTTTCTTAAATTAGATAACACAGGGTAAGACCCTTTAGATCCAGCAAGTATACCAAATTTCTTTTTAACACAGATACCTTTTTTACAATGCTCACTAAGAGGACTTTGAGTACAAGTATAACCTTTTTCAGATTTTGACCATGATCTAACTTTAGCGGTTAAAGCTTGTTTGTCCCAAGCGTTTGCATGCACAGGTTCAAAATATTTCACTGGAGCATTCATGACTCTTTGTTGCCAGTCATCACCGTACTTCATCTTTACAAACACATGATAATTATACATAAATCTGTCCTTACCATCAAAGCCTGGATTTCTCATAATCTTGCTAAGATGAGCTAAGCAAGGAGGACCATCATCAAATTCTGCGTCAACACCTTCTAAATCTTTATTTTCTATACTGTCTGTTATGTTTTTTAAATCTTCTACATTAACTAAATTAGCTTCAGCCACTTGAAGAAATTCTTCAAATGTAAAAGGTTTACCATCTAAATTTATTGCTAATCTTTCTGTTTTTTTAAAATAAGGTAGGTTTATAAATTGACCCGGTTTTATATTCCCTGTTTCCGGGTCCTTAGTTAACTGAGTTTGTTTAGGAAATATTTCACAATTAGGTGGTAGTTTAAATAATGAAAGTAGATTACTTAAAAAAGAAACTATCACTGTAGCTAATACAAATTCATTCATAAATAAATATAAATGTAAGCCGCCACTTTTAGATAGAATAGGTACTAAGGGTAAATTGTATTCTTGAATTTTTTTAATAATAAATTGTCTATCAAAATCAACATAATTTTTTGGGTCTATATCTATAACACCAAACTTTGCTTCTGAGTTTGTATTACAAGGTTGTACACCTATAGATAATGTTCCTTGTAAATGTCTTTCATAAATTTCATCTGTAAGTTCTTGATGAGTCCAACCATAATCACCTTTTGGTATTACTAGCTTACCACCCTTATCTGGATCTACTTTAGCGTTTGTTAGGTTAGCCGTCCCATAGGCCATCCTGTATCCTTCAAAGAATTTTATATACTTCTTATTCATAGTTATCCTGTCTGAGTGGACCGTTCAGTCTCCCTCCCGGTCCACACTGTGTACACATACCCCGAGGGGATTATATAATACTAGTTTTTTCTGCTACTTTCGGTTCAACGTGTTTTGCTTTTACCGCACCTTTAGAAATACTTTCTGAAAATGCTTTTGCTTGTTGATACGTACTTGCGTCAGTTATTGGACCGACTTTACTAACTTCCCAACCAAACCAAGTGCCCTTATCATTAGACATTTGAGTAGTCTTTAGTTTGTAAATGTGGCTAAAAGATGCTGGTGTATATAAACCCGCTTTTCCTTTTAGTTTAATCCCCGACATCATTGAGTTCCATTTTCTACTAATTTTTAATTGAGTAGCTTTCATAGAAATCAAAGCTGTTTGTGGGCTATCTCCTTGAATGATCACAAAGTGTGATGCAGTCTTTTCAACATAGTTAC